GAACCAGCTGTAATTTTAATTAATGTAATGATGGCTATCATTTATGGTGGTGGTATCATTAAAAGTTTACTATGATACTATGGAGTATTATGTTTAATAAGAAAAAAGATAAACCAATTTTTTATAAAAAGAAAGATTGTAAAGAATTTATAGCACTAGGTTTAATAGCATTATTATGGGTAATATGGTATGCAATCTTCTGATTATGAAAAAATGTATGGAGAATTATTAGACCATTTTGAAGGTCGTTTACCAAATCCAGAACACGAGCCTAAAAGATTTGCGTTTTTTGTAAAAATGTTTAAATATTATAAATATAAAAAAGGCCAAATTTGGCCTTATCCAAGGCCAAAAGCCTAAACAATAAAAATTCTCAAAAGGAACAGAAATGGAAACAAATACTGACAAAACTATAGACCCGGAAAAAGAAAAAGAAGAACAAGAAGAAAAAAAATTAGATCAAAATGATCTAGAATATCTAAAAAGGAAATTTGAAACATTTGGTGATTGTGCTTAATTTTATTATGGAGACTATATTATGGAAACTCTTGCAACTTGGCTATTATTATATTGTTTAGATACTATCTGGCCAGAACCTAAAGAAATTGAAGAAGAACCCACCCCAATAGTTGTAACAATTAACGAATAATTGTTACAATTCCGTTACAATTCTTTTCATCTAATTGTTTACATTAAATACAGGTCGTGATATAATGTATTTAATTGGTAAAACAAAGGAGAAGAGATGAAATCAAGATTTGAAACAACAAAACCCGGTAGACAAATTATGTATGCCGCAGGTATCCTATCAGATGCTCAACACCTTCTTAGTGAAGAATGTAACTTTGAAGATGGTTGGGTTCAACCAAATAATGCAAAAACAGTAATTGCATTTCTCAATAAAGCAAAAGAAGTATTATTTAAACTAGAGGATGATCTAGATAATGTCCGTTGAGATACAACTTTTATTATGGCTATTTGCTTGGACTTTAGGCATTGGTCTACCAGTTTGTTTATTATGTTGGTGGTATGAACGATGAATATAGATCCTTTGTATCTGTTTATTATAGTAACTATTATTGCATTACTAGTGCATATTTGGGCCTTACTTGATGGATTCTTTAATGGAGAAGATGATGAATGATGATCAATTAAGAAATATAGTAAAAAAAGTAGATGATCTTATTGCTGAAGAATCTAAGAATAATGAAACACACCCACTTAATATTTTATCAATTATATTAGGTAGAATTTATACAACAAGTCAAGTAATAGATTGTGAGGATGATTTTATAAAAATATTGGAACATTGTCTATATAAATCAAATGATGAAGAGGTACCATTACATTGATTGAATTTATAGTTTATGTATGGTTAAATGTTCCCTATGATGGCAATCCAGTTATTGTAGGTAAATTTGAAAATTGTGAACAAGGTATGACACTGGTTGAAAATATGTATCCAGACGCAAAGGCTATTCATTGTATACTACCTGAATATACACCGCCGGGTGGAGTAAAATAGTGAGGGATGTTTATGATATACTCCAAGATCTAGCATCAAATAATTCACGTAATTATAAGATACAGGTCTTACAAGATAATTATAACAATAATGTATTAAAGACAGTTATTTTTAATGCTCTGGATCCATTTACACAATACTATATTAAAAAGATACCAGAGTATAAATCAAGAGGTAATGGTTGTTTAATGAAAGCAATGAGAGAATTATTTCTATTAAGCAATCGTGATAAAACAGGTAACGCAGGTATAGAGCACCTCACTCAGATTCTCTCCAATCTCTCTCCTACAAACGCGAAGGTTATTGAACTAATCATCGCGAAGGATCTGAAGTGTGGTGTCTCTATCTCTACAGTAAATAAAGTTTGGACTGATCTCATTAAAGAATATCCAGTAATGTTGTGCTCAAAATTTGAACAAAGATTAATTGATAAAATGGAATGGCCAGCATATGTACAAATGAAAATGGATGGCATGAGATTTAATGCAATTGTACTAGATGGTAAAGTAGAATATAGATCTAGAAATGGCAAAGAACTAAATTTATTAGGTTATCTTGATGATACTTTTATTAAAATGGCAAGTGTTATAACTGCTACTGGATCAATTACAGTTGATTGTGTATTTGATGGAGAATTATTGGTTGAAGATGAAAATGGTCTATTGGATAGACAAACTGGTAATGGTATATTAAGTAAAGCAATAAAAGGTACATTATCTGACAAAGAAGCATCAATGATAATAGCAACAATATGGGATTTTATTCCCTATATGTATTTTATAGATGGATATTGTCCAATGGACTATTTAACTAGAATGAATAGAATTGAATATGTAGATGAAAAAGTAAGACCAGTTAGTTTTACTAAAGCATTTAATATAGATGATGTCAATAGAATCTTCCAAGAATATTTAGCACAAGGTGAAGAAGGTATTATCTTAAAAAATGCAAATTCATACTGGGAAGGAAAACGAGTAAAACATCAAATCAAATTTAAAGGTGAACTTGATTGTGATCTAAAAATTGTTGGTGTACAACCAGGTACAGGTAAGTATGAAGGACAGGTGGGTGCTCTTATTTGTGAGTCATCCGATGGTATATTAAAAGTAAATGTTGGGAGTGGATTAACAGATGAGAATCGTGAAACGTTTAAGGCAGAAGATATTATTGGCAAGATTGTCGCTGTCCGTTACAATGCTCGTATTAAAAACAAAGATGGTGATGAAAGTTTATTTCTTCCGATCTTTATTGAGATCCGTGAGGACAAAGATCAGGCGGATTCAAATGGGGATATAAAATAATGTTTATGTTTGATGTAGAAACATTGGGCGTTGAATCCAATTCAGTAATATTATCAGCAACTATTGTGCACTTTGATACTACAAATAAGCCTGATTATAAACATCTCTTGGCCAATGCTTGCTTTGTTAAGTTTAATGCCAAAGAACAGGTAAAGATTTACAAAAGAACAATGGATAATGATACCATGAATTGGTGGAATACTCAGCACGATTATATTAAACAAATTTCATTTTTTCCAAAGAAAGATGATTTGAGTGTCCATGATGGACTTACACAACTTAAAGAATATATTGACAAATATGATCCAAATAGAAAACAAACAATCTGGGCACGTGGTAATTTAGATCAAATGATTATAGCAAGTCTTTGTAGACAAGCTGGGTTTGATGCATTATCACCTCATTATCTATGGCGTGATGTAAGGACTGCGGTTGATTTACTTACTGGTTCATCAAATGGATATTGTAATGTGAACTATGATGGATTTACCAGAGATGAGGTAATTAAACACCATCCGTCACATGATTGTGCATATGATTGTATGCAGTTATTATATGGAATACCGACAACAGATAAATAATAGGTATGTCTTCTCAAAAGGCAAGGCTTACAACCTATTATGGAGAAGATAATATGCAAAAGTATTTAGTACTAGTCCTCATTTTAATCTCAGAAGTTGTTTTTGCTGAATCAGAAATATATATGGCCAATCAAGCCGGCGGTGTCCTTACACTTACTCATCAAGAATGCACAATAGAAAAATATAAAGAACATTTCCCATGGCATGGTTATGGTACTGAAGCAAACGGTACAGTGCATGTAGGATGTTATCAAGTACCTGACGCACCAACAAAAGAAGAATTAAAAGATATACCACCTAATGTTAGTATTGTTCCAATTATTAATTTTATTGATGGTGAAGATGGACAAGTATTTGCATTAAGAGCAGATTGGTTTGCATCAGATAAACCTGGGGAGAGTTTCTAAATGAAAAAATTTTTACTAATCCTAACATTATGGTCGTCTACGGCAATGGCTTTAGACCCATTATTGGTTATGCATTTATGGGATAATCTTAGAATTGTATTATCACAAGAAACTGAATGTGTAGGTAAACGATATCAATTCAAGGCATCAGCACAAAGAATGGATGGAATGTATATTCCTGGTTGCTGGTATATAATGAAAGAACATCCTGATATGGTACACATTGACTGGCACAATGGTGATTATTCAGAATTACCTTTGGCAAAATTTGAAGAAATACACCTGGACAAATAAACAATTTACATTAATTGCTTTGCGTGATATAATTACATTATGACAAATTTTTATACTTCTGTGGTTCCGTACGGCAACTCGTTGCTTATTCGTGGCTACCGTGATGGTATTGCCTATAAAACCAAAACCACATTTGATCCTACACTTTATATCAATGCAAAATCTCATCATGAGCCATCCAAGTGGAAAACACTAGATGGTACACCAGTCCATCCAGTAAAACTTGGATCTATTCGTGAGGCTAAAGAATATGTCGAACGATACAAAGATGTACAAGGCTTTGATATTCATGGACAAAATCAATGGGTCTATCAATTTATTTCAGAATACTGGCCCAATGATGTCAAGTATGACTCTGAACTTATCAAAGTATTCTCACTTGATATTGAAACTGCCACAGAGCATGGCTTCCCAGATATAACTACCGCAAATGAGGAAATCCTGCTCATCACAGTCAAGGATAACCACCACAAGAAAATTGCCACATTCGGCACACGTCCATATACTAATAATAGATCAGATGTTACATACAAACTCTGCAATGATGAACAACATCTCCTTAAGGAATTTATTATCTTCTGGCAGCAAAATTATCCAGATGTGATTACAGGTTGGAACATCTATGGCTTTGATATTCCATATCTAGTCAATAGAATCAAACGACTGCTTGGTGAATCGTTCGCAGAAAAACTTTCACCATGGAACATGATCCGTGACAAAAAAATCTATATGGCTGGCCAAAATATTATGGCATATGACTTTATGGGTATTGCCACTCTGGACTATCTAGACCTCTACAAAAAATTTACATATCAAAACCAGGAATCATATCGTCTTGATTATATTGCCAATGTGGAACTTGGTGAAAACAAATTGGAAAATAACTTTGATACATTCAAGGATTTCTATACTCAGGATTGGCAAAGGTTTGTGGACTATAATATACATGATGTGGAATTGGTTGACAAACTAGAGGACAAAATGAAATTGATTGAATTGCTATATACTCTGGCATATCAATCAAAAATGAACTACAATGATGTCTATTCTCCTGTTCGTATGTGGGATATGATTATCTATAATTATCTTAAATCAAAACATATTGTTATTCCAATGAAGGATTCAAATGGTAGCAAAGATGCTGCATTTGAAGGTGCCTATGTTAAGGATCCAATTATTGGTGCTCACAAATGGGTTGCCTCATTTGACCTGAATTCGCTATATCCACATCTTATGATGCAATACAATATGTCACCAGAAACACTTACTGATACCAAATTTGATGTTAATGTGGAATTATTACTTAACCAAACCCCCATTGATAAACATAAATTGGTTGACCTATCCATGGCAGCAAATGGTTGGTGTTATCGTAAGGACATTAAAGGTTTCTTACCTGCACTGATGGAAAAAATGTACAATGACCGGTCTAAATACAAAAAACAAATGCTTCGCACAGAACAAGAGTATGAAAAAACCAAGGATCAAAATTTGGTCAAGGAAATATCCAGGTTGAACAATCTCCAAATGGCCATGAAAATTGCCCTTAACTCAGCTTATGGGGCAGTTGGTAACAAATATTTTAGATACTATGACCTACGAATCGCAGAAGGTATTACACAATCTGGTCAATTATCTATTCGTTGGATGGCTAATAAACTCAATGAATTCATGAACAAAACATTAAAATCAGACAATAAGGATTACATTATTGGTATTGATACTGATTCAATTTATCTTACACTAGAGGATCTTGTTGAGCATACTTGTGCCGGTAAATCCACAAATGAAAAAATCAAATACATGGATAAAATATGTGAACAGGTATTTCAACCATTTATCGACAATGGTTATCAGGAATTGGCCACATACATGAATGCCTATGAACAAAAAATGTTTATGAAACGTGAGGTACTTGCTGACAAAGGTATCTGGGTTGCCAAAAAACGCTATGTGCTTAATGTGCATAACTCAGAGGGTGTACAATATGCCAAACCTAAGGCCAAAGTGATTGGTTTGGAAATGGTCCGATCATCAACTCCTGCTGTGGTTCGCGGTAAATTATACAAGGCCCTTGATATTATTCTACACCATGATGAATCTTCCTTACATCAATTTGTTAAGGATTTTAAAGAGGAATTTAATAAATTGTCTGTCGAGGATATTTCATTCCCAAGATCAGTTAGTGCAATTAGTGAATATAAAGGTGATGATGGTATATACAAAAAAGGTACACCAATCCATGTTCGCGGTGCCCTACTATTTAATCATTACATAAATAAATATAATATTACTAAAAAATATCAACCCATTACAAATGGTGACAAAATTAAATTTGTCTATGTGAAAAAACAAAATCCATTCAATGAAAATGTAATTGGTTATTCATCTAAACTTCCAAAGGAATTTGGTCTACATGACTATATTGACTATGATCTACAATTTGAAAAGGTCTTTCTTGATCCATTGCAAATCATTATCGAATCACTCGGGTGGCATGCTGAAGCGCAGTCTAATCTTGAGTTGTTTTTTGGTTAGTGCTTGCTCTGCACCAAGACCAATTTTTTACGAAGAACAATATAATGAGTATATAACCGGGCAATCATGTGGTTACAGAGAATATTCTGACTGGCCATGTATGAATGCAAATGGTTGTATTAAATTTGGTTACGATTATTAATTTTACATTAATTCAGTTTTATTATATAATGACACTATATTATGAATAAACATTTACTAGAAAGTTTTATTGATGTTGGCAGTGGTTTTTTTCTTACCATAGTTATTCAATTAACTATATTTCCATTTTTTGGTTTATATCCCACTATATTAGATAGTATTGGTATTACTATCATCTTCACAGTAGTCAGCATCACTAGATCTTCTCTATGGAGATGGTATTTTAAGAACTATACATGAGGAAAAGGAATGAACGCAGTGTTTGGGTACTATACAAATAATAAAAAAGTAAAAGATTTTATGAAGGCATTTGGGCAAGAAGTAAAAGATAAACCTGGTATGCCAAATGATGCGACTAAATATCTTAGAGTAGAACTTATTGAAGAAGAATTAGTTGAACTTAAAGATGCAATTAAAATGGGTGATATTGTTGAGATAGCAGATGCTCTTACTGATATATTATATGTTACCTATGGAGCAGGTCATGCATTTGGTATTGATTTAGATGAATGCTTTAGAGAAGTACATCAGTCAAATATGAGTAAACTTGATTCAGATGGTAAACCAATTTATAGAGATGATGGCAAGGTTCTTAAAGGACCATATTATCATGAACCTAACTTAGCAAAAGTACTAAATAGTAATGAGGACTATTAATGAATCCAATTTATCCTGTTTATATTATTTCAAAAGGCCGTGCTGATACAAGAATGACTTCCAAGACATTGGAGGAAATTAATGTACCATATCGTATCGTTATTGAAGAAGTAGAATATGATGATTATGCTGCAGTGATTGATCCTAAAAAGATTATTACACTGCCAAAAAACTTTAGAGAAGATCCAAAATATGCAATTAAAGATGATGTAAGTGGTGCCATTGGTGGTGGTATCCCTGCTCGTAACTTTGTATGGGAACATTCAATCGCAGAAGGTCACAAACGACATTGGATTCTAGATGATAATATTAGACACTTTTATAGACTTAATCGTAATCAAAAAATTAAAGTAGGTTCTGGTACATCATTTAGACTTATAGAAGAATTTACTGATAGGTATACAAATGTGGCAATGTCTGGTATGAATTATGCATTCTTTTGTCCAAAGACACAAAAACGACCACCCTACTATCTAAATACAAGAGTTTATAGTTGTATATTATTATCAAATGAAATCCCTCAACGCTGGCGCGGACGTTACAACGAAGATACTGACCTATCATTAAGGATTTTAAAATCAGGTAAACAAACATTGTTATTTAATGCTTATCTATGTGGTAAGGCAGCAACAATGTCAATGAAAGGTGGTAATACAGATGAGGTCTATGCTCGTGAAGGTGCTGATGACCAAGGTAAAGCATTTGATAATAGGTTTACATTTGCCAAATCACTACGTGATCAACACCCAGATGTAGTAGAAATTACACAGAAATGGGGTAGATGGCATCATCATGTTGATTATAGAAAATTTCAACGTGACGGAAATCTAATTAAAAAAGAAGGACTAAATATACCTAAAGGTATTGATAATAGAGGATGGAAACTAATTACATTGGATCCATCAAAAGTTAACATGGAGGAAGAGTATGACACAGACAACGAATAATTTATTTGTCTTAACTGGACAAGAAGAGGAACAAACACCCTATGAATGGGATGGCATGCCTGAATATATCCAAGAGGAAAAAGAGGCATATCATGTAATGAAAGTTAGATTCAGAAATGATGAAGACATTGCAGAGTTTGCCAAACTGGTAGGGCAACCTCATATTAATATTAAAACAAAAGCAATATGGCACCCACAACTGGATAAAGAAAAAACTAGTCTTATGCAATGGATTGATGGAGAAGATGAATGAAGATTACAGTTGTAGGTTCTGGTTATGTTGGACTCTCTAATGCTGTATTATTGGCACAAAATAACGAAGTTACATTATTAGATATAGTCCAAGAAAAAATTGATATGGTGAATAATAAACAATCACCTATCCAAGATCCAATGATCGAAGAATTTCTTGCAAATAGACAATTAAATTTAGTTGCAACAATGGATAAAGTTGCTGCACTCTCTGATGCAGAGTATATTGTTATTGCTACTCCTACTGATTATTGCCCAGATCGACATTATTTTAATACAGAATCAATTCAAAATATTATACTGGATGTAATTGAATACAACCCAAATGCTATGGTTGTAATTAAATCTACTATTCCAGTCGGGTTTGTACACGAGATGAGACAGAAGTATAAATTTGACAATATAATTTTCTCACCTGAGTTCCTCCGCGAAGGTAATGCATTATTAGATTGTTTATACCCATCTCGTGTCATTATTGGTGACAAAGGAAATCGCGCAAAAGAATTTGCTGCTTTACTTGTTGATGGTGCAGAAAAACCTGTTGATGAAATACCTGTATTGTTTATGGGTGCAATTGAAGCAGAGGCAGTTAAATTATTTGCAAATGGTTATTTGGCAATGCGTGTGGCATTCTTTAATGAATTGGATATGTATGCCGAAAGTCTAGGATTAAATTCAGAAAGTATTATTCTTGGTGCTTCACTTGATCCTAGAATTGGTAATGACTATAATAATCCATCTTTTGGTTATGGTGGTTATTGTTTCCCTAAAGATACAAAACAACTTTTGGCAAATTATAATGCTGCAAAAGTACCTAATAATATTATTCAAGCAATTGTTGATTCAAATGATACCCGGAAAGAATATATTGCAAGTCAGGTACTTTCAAAAAATCCTAGCATTGTAGGTGTTTATAGATTGACAATGAAATCAGGTTCAGATAATTTTAGATCATCTGCTATCCAAGATGTGATTAATAATCTATTAAAACAAAATGCAAATGTTATTATCTATGAACCTACATTACCTGGTACATCGTTCCAAGGTTGTAAGGTGATTAAAGATATTAAACGGTTCAAGGATTTATCCGATGTCATTATTGCAAATAGAGTTGAAACTGCAATTGCAGATGTACAAGATAAAATTTATACACGAGATATATTTCTTAATAATTAATTTGAGGTGATTATATTATGAAAAGTGGTTTATATGTAAATTCTACAAAAAAACTTACTAACAAAATTATTAATATATTTAGAGTTGGTCAATGTGTTGATTATGATCATAGATATAGTAACCATAAATCATCTGATCCAAATCTTAATGGAACTTATAAATTTTTAGTAATGGAATCTGAAAATGAAAGAATAAGATTAGAAAAAAAATTATTTAATGAATTAAAACAATTTCATATACATGATTCATTTTATCAGGATACCATTCAGAGTAGAAAAATAATTGATAAATTTATTGAAAAAGAAAAGTTATTAGTTGAACAAAAGAAAAATAAATCACAAGATAATATGATTTCAACATTAGATGGCCTGGTACCTTGGAAAGATAATATACCTAATTGTGCATTTTTACCAAGATACAAAGCAGCACCAATATTAAATACAAATACACAAAAAGGAAAAACTCGGTATAGAACATATAAGGGCAAACCAATTTCAGATACAGCTTATAAACTCATTCTTTCAATTAAAAAAGATACACAAAAAGAAAATAATTGTACAAAATTAAATGTTTAGTATATAATACATTATTATGAGGAGAAATAATGGCTAGAATACTTGTTACTGGAGGTGCCGGTTTTGTTGGATCGCATCTCTGTGAAAGATTGGCAAATGATAATGAAGTTTGGTCAATTGATAACTATACAACAGGCAAAGAAACTAATCATGTTCCTAATGTTAATTATATTAGGATGTCTACACATGAAATCCTTTCACTACAATTTGATCCAGAATTAATTTTCCATTTAGGTGAATATGCTCGAGTTGAACAATCATTTGAAGATATCAGAGCAGTGTTTAGACAAAATTCTATAGGTACAATTGCTGTCTGTGAATTTGCAAAAGAAAAGAATGCCAAACTTGTTTACGCCGGCTCCTCTACTAAATTTGGTGATGTTGGTCCTAACTCATCTCCCTATGCATTTACAAAATCAACCAATACACAACTAGTCCAAAACTATGGTGATTGGTATGGATTAAAATATGCAATCACATATTTCTATAATGTCTATGGCAAAAGAGAAATATCAGAAGGCAAATATGCCACACTTATTGCCAAATTCCTAGAACTACATAAACAAGGTAAAGATTTACCTGTGACAATGCCTGGTGTACAATTAAGAAACTTTACTCATGTTGATGATATTGTTGATGGTTTGGTACTTGTTGGTGCAACTGGTATGGGTGATGGTTATGGAATTGGCAGTGATGAAAAATATTCTATTGTTGATGTTGTGGAAATGATTGGTGGTTCTATGGTAATGCAACCAGAGAAAAAAGGCAATCGTAGAGATGCAGAATTGGTCACAGATAAAACCAAGGCACTTGGTTGGTCACCACAAAAAAATCTAAAGGATTATATAAGAGAAAATTTATCATGATGGGCTGGACAAACTGGCCTGAGAGATATATGCAATTGGCTAAAGATATAGGTTCATGGTCAAAAGACCCAAGACAAAAAGTTGGTGCTATTGTTGTAGGTAAACATGGACAAATATTATCACAAGGCTATAATGGATTCCCTAGAAAAATTAGAGATTCAGAAAAAAGATTAAATGATAGGGAAACAAAATTAAAGTATGTTGTACATGCTGAAATGAATGCTATATTTAATGCATCACTAGAAGGTATATCACTTGAGAATGCTATAATGTATGTACATGGATTACCTATGTGTCATGAATGTGCAAAAGGTATTATTCAAGTAGGAATTAAAAAAGTTGTAATGAACCCATTACCTGAAAATAGAAACCATTGGGAAGAATCTTGTCAATTGGCCAAAAAAATGTTAGCAGAAGCAGAAATTGAATATGAAGAGATACATCAAGATCTATAATAATGTACTAGATAAAACTATTTGTGATGATATGATTGATCTATTTGATCAGAATCCGAAGCAACAAGAAGAACATAATAATGATGCTATGAATTTTAAACAAATTAATATGCACAAGAATAAAGATACATGGTCTAATTATATTGATATTATTCAAACTAAATTTAATTTAGCATTACAACAATATAAATCAGAATGTAAAATTGCTGATTTTAGATGGCCAAACGAATTTGCATTTGAAGAATTTAGAATTAAAAGATATGAACCTCATGAAGGCATATTTAATGAACACGTAGATGCAATTGATTCATATTCAGCAAAAAGATTTTTAGTATTTTTTATATATTTAAATTCAGGTAAATCAGCAGATGATGGTGGTACAGAATTTACTGAATTAGAAGTAATTAGTCCAAGAGTACAAGGAGCAATGTTAATGTTCCCACCACTCTGGACTTATCCGCATATTGGATTACAACCAACAACATCACCAAAATATATTGTTGGTAGTTATCTCCATTATGTATAATTATAAGGAAAAAGCATGGGTATATTAGATAAAATTAAGAACAATTCCACAATTAAAGATAGTGAGATACTTAAGGAATCTAAATTCTTTACTAAAAAGGATATGATTCCAACAAGTATTCCTGCTATTAATATTGCATTGAGTGGCAGGCTTGATGGTGGATTAACTCCTGGGCTTACAATGTGGGCTGGGCCATCAAAGCATTTTAAAACGGCATTTAGTTTATTGATGGCAAAGTCTTATCTGGATAAGTATGAGGACGCAGCACTATTATTCTATGATTCAGAATTTGGTACTCCTCAAGCATATTTTGAAACTTTTGGAATTGATATGGGACGCGTCCTTCATACTCCTATCACAGATGTTGAACAATTAAAATTTGATATTATGAAACAATTGCAAGGTATTGAACGCGGGGAACGTGTAATGATTGTGATTGATTCAATTGGTAACTTGGCTTCTAAAAAAGAAGTTGAAGATGCACTTGATGGTAAATCAGTGGCAGATATGTCTCGTGCAAAACAAATTAAATCATTATTCAGAATGGTTACACCTCATCTTACACTTAAAGATATTCCAATGGTTGTTGTAAATCATACCTATAAGGAAATGGGTTTATTCCCTAGAGATATTGTGGGTGGTGGTACTGGTTCTTATTACTCTGCTGATAATATCTATATTCTAGGTAGACAACAAGATAAACAGGGTCAAGAATTACTTGGCTATAACTTTATTATTAATGTGGAAAAATCTAGATATGTAAGAGAAAAATCAAAGATACCTGTTACAGTTCGCTTTGATGGTGGTATTAGTCGTTGGAGTGGATTATTGGATATTGCTTTGGAAACTGGTCATGTGATTAAGCCATCTGTAGGTTGGTTCAGTCATGTAAATATTGAAACTGGTGAAATTGCAGAAAAGAAATATAGACTTAAGGATACAGATACAAAAGAATTTTGGTTACCTATTGTAACTAATCCTACATTCCAAGATGCAATTAAGAAACGATATCAAATATCATTTGGTAAAATTATTGCAGATGAAGATATTGATCAAGAATTAGCCGAGATACCTGATGACATTGAAGTGGAATAAAGAACCATATGGTGAACATGAGTATGTAATTGAACTTAAGGATCATAAGTACTCAGGTATTAAATTTGTATTAGGTAAGGTAGAATTGGTTGAAGAAAAAGATCAATGTACATTAAAATACAAATATGATATAATAGAAAATAATACTGATATGAGTATTGTTGATGAACAAAAAACAGAGTTTGAAAAAGCCATTGGTGATTTGGTTGTTGAAATGATTGACCAAGGTTTACTTAATAATGAGTTAGTTTATTACGGCGGAAAGAATGAGAATAGAAAATTCAATCATAAGTAATCTTATTCATAATGAAGATTACATTCGACAAGTCCTCCCATTTCTAAACAAGAGATATTTCTCTGATAGAAAAGAGGCTATTATATTTGAAGAAATCAATAACTTCTTTAACAAATATAATAAACCCATTACTAAAGAAATCCTTAACATTGAACTATCAAATAGAACTGATATTAGTGATAAGGATTATAAAGACTTTAGTGAATATGTAAATCAAATAGAACAGCAAGATACTAATTCTGATTGGCTACTGAATGAGACGGAATCTTTTTGTAAGAAGAAAGCCGTGTACAATGCCATCTTAGACTCAATTGGAATTATTGATGGCAAGGATAAACAAAAAAGTGAGGATGCCATTCCTTCCTTATTATCCGACGCCCTTGCTGTTTCATTTGATAATCATATAGGTCATAACTATATAGAGGATTCCGATGCTCGGTATGAATTCTATCATAGAGTGGAAGAAAAGGTTCCATTTGACCTTGATATGCTCAATAAGATCACTAAAGGTGGTCTTTCAAATAAAACATTGAATGTTGTTCTTGCAGGTACTGGTGTTGGTAAATCACTATTCATGTGTCATGCCGCAGCCGCGAACCTATTGGACAACAAAAATGTGCTCTATATCACCATGGAAATGGCTGAGGAAAGAATTGCAGAACGAATTGATGCAAATCTTCTTAACCTATCCATGGACGAACTTAAAGTTGTTGACAAACAAATATATGATAAACGATTAGGTAAAGTAAAGGAAAGTTCCAGAGGTAGATTAATTATCAAGGAATATCCAACCGCCGGTGCCCATGCCGGTCACTTCCGTGCTCTACTAAAGGAACTACATCTTAAACAAGATTTTGCTCCTGATATACTCTATATTGATTATCTAAATATTTGTAGTTCGCAAAGGTTGAGGTATGGTGCAAATGTCAATTCATATACCTATGTGAAAACCATATCAGAAGAACTTCGTGGTCTCGCCGTTGAGTATGATGTACCCATTATGAGTGCAACTCAAACCACACGATCTGGTTTTACTAACTCTGATCCAGGTCTGGAAGACACTTCTGAATCTTTTGGTTTACCTGCCACAGTTGATTTGATGTTTGCACTTATCTCCACAGAGGAACTAGAAGAACTTGGTCAAATTATGGTCAAACAATTGAAAAACCGGTATGCAGATCCTAGTTACTATAAGAGATTTGTAATTGGTGTTGACCGTGCCAAGATGAAACTTTATGATGTAGAGATCTCTGCTCAACAAAACATCTCAGATAATGGACAAGATGATGGTCCAGTCTTTGACAAATCAGACTTTGGTAAAAGATTAACAACAGAAGGCTTTAAGTTTTAACAATTCTTTAATATAAATATACCTATAGCGTGTTTACATTAAATGCGAAACGTGATATAATGTAATTATAGGAAAGAGATATGTTAAAATTTAAACAATATATTAACGAACAATACAAGGATAATGGGTTAACTATCTTTGATATTGACGATACATTGTTTGAAACCACCGCTAAAATCGCAGTAATGAAGGATGGTAAAAAGGTCAAAGAACTCACAAACCAACAATATAATACATACAAACTCCAACCTGGAGAATCTTTTGATTTTGGTCAATTTAGAGATGCAGATAAGTTCTTTAATGAATCCAAACCTATCACACGAATGCTCAACAAGGCAAAAGCTATACTTAGAAATGTAGGTAAACACCCAGGTAGTAAAATTGTGATTATTACTGCCAGGAACGACTTTAATAATAAACAAAAATTCCTAAAAACATTTGCAAAACATGGATTGGATATGAGAAAAATCCGTGTTGAACGTGCTGGTAAAATTAATGATGTTGCTGGTGTTGATTCCAAAAAGATGATTATCATAAGAAATTATCTCAACACAAAACAATTTTCAAGGGTTAGATTATTTGATGATTCAATTGCTAACCTAAGAACATTCCTAAAACTCAAAACACAATTTCCAGAACTCACATTCCGGGCATATCTTGCAGATAAAAAAGGTAGCATAAGGACTGTGAAGTAATGGCATTTAATTATCGCCCAAAAACTTCTGCAGAAATATTAGCAAAGAAAAAGCAAAATAGCAATGTTGCTGCTTCTATATTTGATATAATTAAATCTGAATATGGTGAAGGTATTATATTAGATCTTAGTACTTCTTTTAATAAAATAAAAGTGCCTCGATCTGTTGGTGAAAAAATAAATATTACACAACTAAAAACAAATCTTAAAGTAAAAAATAAGATTAATCTAAATGGAATTGATATTTCATTTGGAAATGGATCTGGCACTGGCGGCGGCACATCTGCAGTTGAAACAGCTCAACAAGAAAATGCAACTCGTCTATATTGCGAAGTATATAATGAATTTCATAAATTCCCTAAAGTGGCTGAAGTTCAAGTAATATATCCAAATGTAGATGATGATTGGTTTGCTACATTTGAAGCTCAAGCTATAGCAATTAATAATTGGCTTGGAAATAAAGGTTATACATTTTCTAGAGATAAAGGCATTATGCAACATGTTGAAGAAGTAGCATTAAAGAAATGTGGTGTTGGGGCTAAAGACTCATGGAATCCTGCTGACATTTATGCTGTAAAGAAAAATAAACAAAACCAAATTATAGAAGATCTTACAGAAATTGGTAATATGCCAATGGAACCACGCGCTAAACTTGATCAACTAAATAATTATATGAGAAATAAAATTACCAATAAAGAATTAGTAGGTATTTCGCTTAAAAAATTAACTAACGGTCAAGTTAAAACAATGGAATTAACTAATGCTTTAAAGAAGCAGCCTCTTACTAGTATTTCAATTATCCCAGGTTCTATTAATTTGAATTTAGATTTAAATAAAGATGATGAATTTCAAACTGGTGAAATGTCATTTGGCATTCGTGTAGGAGAATCCGCAATTGCAGTTCAAATTAGAGCATTCTCAGGCGGAGAAAGAGAATCTACTCAAATGGATATGACTGGAAAAGGAGCTGCCGCTAAACTTGGTAAAGTATCTTCTACTGAAGCAATTGATCCATATTTGCAAAAGTTTAATTTAGCTCGAAGGATGGGTACTAAATTGCCAAGAGTTGGATCATGGGATAAACATGATATTAAACAATACGTTGATGAATGGAAATCTATTAAAAATATTCGTATTGGTAAAGAACCAATTAATTGGGGCAATTCTGATTGGGAAACTACTCTTATTAATGCAATAGAATTTGAAAAAACTAATGTGCGAACAGCTTCACAATTAAGTGCTAAATTACAATGTTTTCAATGGGTTAAAATATTTAATGCTATTGATAAAAAAGGTAAATTAGAAGAATTTTTAACAGTATTATATTATGGTGCCAAAAAAGAATATGATTCAGCTGGGCCATTTTTAAAGGTTGCATAATGCTTAATTTAAAAGATTATATTACAGAATCAAAGAATGTTCACATGGAACATTTGGAAGATCTAGTATTCAATGAAGGTGTTGCTGGTACACGCAAGGCAATTAACTTTCTACAAGATCTTCGTAATATGTTGGCTGGTAGTTCCAAAACAAAAGTAACGGCCACCGTTAAATGGGATGGTGCTCCGGCAGTATTTGCTGGCATAGATCCTAGAGATGGCAAGTTCTTTGTAGCCAAAAAAGGTGTATTTAATAAAGATCCAAAGGTATATAAAACAATTGCTGATATTAAAGCAGATACTTCTGGTGATCTAGCAAGTAAACTTACAATTGCTTTACAAGAGTTTAGTAAACTTGGTATTAAATCAGGCGTGTATCAAGGTGATTTAATGTTTACCAAGGCTGATATTGCAATTAAAAATATTGATGGCCAGAAATATGTTACATTCCATCCTAATACAATTGTATATGCTGTGCCGGTAGGTACTGAGTTGGCAAATAAAATATTAAAAGCAAAGATTGGTGTGGTTTGGCATACAACATATGAAGGGCCAACTTTTGAATCAATGCGCGCATCATTTGGTAAAGGTATTATTAATAAACTTTCTTCAAGTGCTTCTATTTGGATGGATGATGCAACATATAAAGATTATTCTGGTGTTGCAACATTTACAAAACAAGAAACTGATAAGGTCACAGCAATATTATCTGAAGCTGGTAAACTATTCAAACAAATAGATGCAAATGTAATCAATTCAATTAGTAAAAATGAAGAATTATTAATGTTGATTAAAACATATAATAATGCTCGTGTTAAAGTAGGTGAAAAGATTACTAATCCAGTTCAACATGTTGTTGGATTATATCACTGGATACAACAAAAATATAATAAAGAAATGAATGCACGTAAAACAGATAAAGGTAAACAACAATGGAAAGAAAAGATGACCAATATGAATAAATTCTTTGCTGGTCATAGTAGAGATGCAATTGCAAATGTATTTCGTCTTACTAATCTATTAGTTGATGCCAAACATATGATAATAAATAAAATGAATGCTGCAGGTCATATTAATACATTTTTAAGAACTGCAAATGGCTATAAAGTTACTGGTGTAGAAGGTTTTGTGGCAGTTGATAAACTGTCTGGAGGCGCGGTCAAGTTGGTAAATCGAATGGAATTTTCAAAAGCAAACTTCTCACCAGATATTATTAAGGGTTGGGAACATTGAGTGATTTAAAAAATCTATTTAAAGTAATTGCTGAAGGTAAAAAAGATTTTCAAGATAAAGATCCTATTGCTAAAGTAGTTAAAAATACCAAGCAGGATCTATCTTCTTTGTTTGAGGAACTAGCATCTTTAAAAGGCCAACTTGACGTTATAGAATCTGAACAAAAAAAGATTAATAAACCTAAAGAAGAAAAAGCACTTAAACTTTTGGAAGATATTGTAAAACCAAAAGAAGAAATTAAAGAAGAAGTTGTACAAGAGGAAGTTGTAAAAGAAGAAATAATCACAGAAGAACTACCTGAGATTAAAACCCCTGAGGAAAAACAACAAGATACTATGGCAGATGTTGCCAAATATCTAACTGGTAAATCTTTTCAACAACCTAACCCTGATCCTGTTGCTCCTAATATAGATGAAATTAAGAGGAAAATACGATTCCTTGAACAGGCAATTGGTAGAATTGCCGCAACTGGCCCAGGTGGTGGTGAAGTTAATTTAAGGTATCTTGATGATGTAGATAGAGATACAATTGATGATGGTAAATATTTAAAATATAATGCAACAACCAAAAAGTTTGAATTTGATCAATTGGCAACAGGTGAGGTTGTACAAAATACAACACTTGTAACAGCGGCAACATATACTGTAGTTGAATCAGATTGGTATATTGGTGTTAATTATAATGGTCAAGTAACAATTACATTACCTGTATCACCAAGTTCTGGAAGAGTATTGGTAATTAAAGATGAATCAGGAAGTGCATCAGCAAATCCAATTACAGTAAATGGTACTATTGATAATGATGCTGGTGGATTTATATTACAAATAGACAATGGTGGTGTTCAAATGGTATACCGCAATGGATGGAGAATAATTTAATGACTTACTTATTTAAGAAGGACGGAACTGCTACTAGCATATCTGCATTTGGTGAACCAATTGCAATACCCATTACACCTGTCATTCAATTAGATGGATTATATGGTTTACAAGAGAAAAATTTTGAGACATTTGATGCATTTGGTGGTACA